CATTCCCTATAGGGACTAAGATAACCATCATTCAAGAGGGGGCGGGTACTGTTACCGTAGTAGGGACAGCGGGTGTTACACTTCAGTCATCTCAAGGACACGATACGTTGTCTCATCAGTATTCAGTAGCCACTGTTGTAAAGACAGCTACAGACACTTGGTACCTGTACGGAGAGATAAAAGCATAGATGGATATCAGAAAGATAGCGATAGGTCCTGACTATAAGGGTGGTGCAATGCATTACCTTGTAGGACAGAACGTGCTAAATAATCAATATATTATACATCTTATACGATACGATAAGAAGGATGGTAGTATAAAGATTTGGATTGAGAGAGATGATGAGGTAGTATTGTGGAAGAGTTTCACAAATACAATGCCTATATCTATTGAGTACAATATAAACTTTTAACATTGAGCGAACAGAAAAGACTAGAGCTACAGCAGGAGCTAGCTCTACTCCTAGAAAAGAAGGAGCTAGCAACAGACTTTACAAATAAATTAGAAATCGCAGATGCGATTCATAACATTCAAATGAAATTAACAGGAGTCAAACCAACAGATACGCATATAGATTGCATTGGTTGCGGCTCATAGCCCACTATGAAGTCACCATTTTATTTTATAACTAGAGCATATAACGGAAGGAGATACGACAATGTCAAGTCTATTGGCGGTATTGATTTTATTACTAGCACATCAGAGGAGGACCATAAGGCTTCTAATAGATATGCTGAAGTGATAGAGACACCTCTAGGATATGAAGGACCCATAAGGAATGGAGACACACTCTTAGTTCATCATAACGTATTTAAGTTCTATAACGATATGAAGGGCAGGCAACAGAGTGGTAAGAGCTTCTTCAAGGATGACCTGTTCTTTATAGATGAGGAGCAGTTCTTTATGTATAAGCAAGATGGTGAGTGGCATTCATACGATAGATACTGCTTTGTAAAACCTGTACCTACATCAGAGTCATATATATTTAAACCCTTTAGTGAAGAACCATTAGTTGGTATTATGAAGTATCCCAATGACTATCTAAAATCTAAGGGTATATCTAGTGGTGATATGGTCTGTTTCAAGCCTGAGAGTGAGTATGAGTTTGATGTAGATGGTGAGAAGCTGTATAGGATGTATGACCATCAGATAACAATAAAGATGTAATGGATAATAAAGATATAAAGCTTAGGATTATAGATGCAGGTATGAAAGCTGTTGAGCAGCTCATAAAGGTAGCTAAGGAAGATATTATAAAGATAGACCCTGAGGATGAGCTAGCTGCAGATAGACTAAAAAATGCGGCAGCTACAAAAAAATTAGCTATATTCGATGCGTTCGAGATACTTACAAAGATTGAGAACGAACGGGCTGACATAGATATTGCTGATAAGGGTCCATCAAGAGTAGATACAAAACAAGGATTTGCAGAAAGAAGGTCAAGATAGTTTATGCAAGGTGTTAGATGGGTATGTACCCTCTAATGTTATAACCAACAAGAATAGAAATAAGAGTTGGTTGTATGGCTATGACCCTAAGTATGATATGGTAATCATCTCTAAGACGGGAATGATTGGGGATATTATAAATGTCAGAGGATTGGTGATAGCATTACCTGCTGTACCAAAGAATGTTTATAAGAGAAGCAAGACCACATCTGAGCAGTATTGGCAACGCAACGAGATACCTAAACCTTTAGAAAGGATTACATCAATATTTCAATGGAATGAAAAACCTACAGACTTTAAAAATCTATGGGTGGATTATATAGAGGGAGAGTTTGATAAGCGTGAGCTAGGTTATTGGTTTATGAATAACGGTAAGCCTACATATGTTACAGGTGCTCACTATATGTATCTACAGTGGACAAGTATTGATGTCGGATACCCTGACTATCGGGAGGCAAATAGGATACTGTATATATATTGGGAGGCCTGTAAGGCAGACAAACGTAGCTTTGGTATGGACTATCTAAAGATAAGACGTTCAGGATTTTCATTTATGAGCTCATCAGAGTGTGTGAATACAGGGACATTAGCAAAAGACTCTAGGGTAGGTATACTATCTAAGACAGGTGCAGATGCCAAGAAGATGTTTACAGACAAGGTTGTACCTATTAACAGCAGGCTACCATTCTTCTTCAAACCTATTATGGATGGTATGGATAAGCCGAAGACTGAGCTAGCCTTTAGGATTCCTGCGGCAAAGATTACAAAGAAAAATATGTATGACATTGCTAATGATGAGCTGATGGGATTAGATACCACAATAGATTGGAAGAATACAGATGACAACAGCTATGATGGTGAGAAGCTTATATTATTAGTACACGATGAGAGTGGGAAGTGGTTAAAGCCAAACAACATACTAAACAATTGGCGTGTAACAAAGACGTGTCTTCGTTTGGGTAGTAAGATTATAGGCAAGTGTATGATGGGCTCAACCTCTAACGCATTAGCAAAGGGTGGTGAAGAGTTTAAGAGGCTTTACAACGACTCTGATGTTACAAAGAGAAACGCTAATGGTCAGACCAAGAGCGGTATGTATTCTTTGTTTATACCTATGGAATGGAATATGGAGGGGTTTATAGACATCTATGGTATGCCTGTATTTAGAAAACCTGTAAAGCCTATACGTGGTGTTGATGGTGAGATGATTGATAATGGTGCCATTGACTATTGGGAGGCAGAGGTTGACTCATTAAAGAATGACCCTGATGCATTGAATGAGTTCTATCGTCAGTTTCCTCGTACTGAGTCTCACGCATTCAGGGATGAGAGCAAGCAGTCACTATTTAATCTAACGAAGTTGTATCAGCAGATAGACTATAATGACTCACTTATAACTGAGCATCATCTTACGAGAGGAAGCTTTCATTGGAAGGATGGAATCATTGACTCCAAGGTTGTTTGGGCTCCTGATAAGAGGGGAAGGTTCCTAGTTAGTTGGCTACCAAAGAAGGGGTTACAAAACAAGGTAGTAGATAAGAGGGGTATCAAGTATCCGGGGAACGACCACCTTGGGTCATTTGGATGTGACTCCTATGATATCTCAGGTACTGTAGGTGGTGGTGGTTCTAATGGGGCACTTCACGGTATGACAAAGTTTAATATGGATGACGCTCCTAGTAATGAGTTCTTTCTAGAGTATGTGGCTAGACCACAGACAGCAGAGATATTCTTTGAGGAGGTTCTTATGGCTTGTATATTTTATGGTATGCCTATACTTGTAGAGAACAATAAACCAAGACTACTATATCATTTCAAGAATAGGGGGTATAGAGGGTTTAGTATAAACAGACCTGATAAACATTATAATAGGCTCTCTAAGACAGAGAGAGAGCTAGGTGGTATACCTAACTCAAGTGAGGATATTAAACAGGCTCACGCCTCAGCTATTGAATCCTACATCGAGAAGTATGTAGGCTTAGATATAGAGGGGACGTATCGAGATTCTGAAGAGATGGGCTTTATGCCATTCGCTAGAACCCTTGAGGATTGGGCAAAGTTTGACATTAGCAACAGAACAAAGTATGATGCCACTATTAGTTCAGGTTTGGCTATTATGGCAAATCAAAAACAGGTATACCTACCTGAGAAAAAAGAGTCGAAAATAAGTATTAACTTTGCAAGGTATACCAATAACGGTACAAGAAGCGAAATAATTAGAAGATGAAGGATGTAAAAGTAAACATTTCATCTACAGGATTTCCAAGTCAATTTGTTTCTGACGCTGAGAAAGCAACAGAAGAGTTCGGATTACAGATTGGGCAAGCCATTCAGTATGAGTGGTTCAGAAAGGATGGGCAATCGTGTAGATACTACAGCCAATGGAGAGACTTTAATAGGTTAAGGTTATACGCAAGGGGTGAGCAATCCATTGCTAAATACAAGACTGAGTTGGCGGTAGATGGTGACCTATCTTACCTGAACCTTGATTGGACTCCGGTACCTATTATACCAAAGTTTGTTGATATCGTTGTAAACGGTATGAGCGACAGATTATTTAAGGTAGATACATATGCTCAGGACGCAATGTCTCAGGCGAAGCGTAGTAAGTATCAGGAGATGATAGAGGGACAGATGGTATCTAAAGAGGTGCTATCTATAATCCAAGAGAAGTCAGGGGTAGACCCATTCGCTATGGACCCTGCTAATCTTCCTGAGTCTGATGAGGAGCTTTCGTTGTATATGAATCTAAACTACAAGCCTGCTATTGAGATAGCAGAGGAAGAGGCTATAAATACTATCTTTGATGAGAATCACTATCAGGATATTAGAAAGAGACTAGACTATGACCAAATGGTTCTAGGTATATCCTGTGCTAAGCACGAGTTCTTACCCGGTGCAGGTGTTCAGATATCATATGTAGACCCTGCTAATATTGTATACAGCTATACTGAGGACCCACAGTTCAAGGACTGCTTCTATTGGGGGGAGATAAAGACAATACCAATCACAGAGCTTGTAAAGATAGACCCATCATTAACTAGAGAGGACCTAGAAAAAATAAGTAAGTATAGTCAGAGTTGGTATGACTACTATAATACTGCTCAGTATTATGAGAATGATATATTCTATAGAGACACCTGCACTGTTATGTACTTCAACTATAAGACCACAAAGAAGGTAGTATATAAGAAGAAGATTCTTGAGGGTGGTGGCTCTAAGGTTATTGAGAAGGATGACCAATTCAATCCACCTGCAGATATGATGGAGGAGGGTAGATTTGAAAAGATTGAGAAGACTATTGATGTGTGGTATGATGGTGTTATGGTTATGGGTACCAACATCTTACTTAAGTGGGAGATGTCTAGGAATATGGTACGTCCAAAGTCAGCAAGTCAGCACGCATTACCAAACTATGTAGCATCTGCACCTAGAATGTATAAGGGTGTTATTGAGTCGTTGGTTAGAAGGATGATTCCTTTTGCTGATTTGATTCAGATGACACACCTCAAGCTGCAGCAGGTAATATCTAGGGTAGTACCTGATGGTGTATATATAGATGCCGATGGATTAAACGAGGTTGACTTAGGTACAGGCTCAGCATATAATCCTGAAGACGCATTGAGACTATACTTCCAAACAGGTAGTGTTATTGGTAGAAGCTATACTCAGGATGGTGAGTACAATCAGGGTAAGGTTCCAATCAAGGAGCTTCAGTCATCATCAGGTGCTAGCAAGTCACAGATGTTGATATACAACTACAATCACTATATGGATATGATTCGTTCAGTTACAGGACTGAATGAGGCTAGGGATGGTTCTACACCAAACTCAGATGCGTTGGTTGGTATACAGAAGCTTGCAGCATTGAGCTCTAATACCGCAACTAGACACATACTTGACAGTAGTCTTTACATATATAGAACATTAGCAGAGGCATTAACGTATAGGGTTGCAGACATCTTAGAGTATTCAGACTTTAAGGATGATTTTATAAACAAGATAGGTAAGTATAATGTAAGCATACTTAATGATATCTCAGACCTATACATATATGACTTTGGAATATTTATAGAGGTTAGCCCTGATGAAGAGGAGAAGGCACAGCTAGAACAGAATATTCAGATGGCACTATCTCAGAAGGACATCAGTCTTGAGGATGCTATTGACATTCGTGAGATTAGAAATCTTAAGATGGCTAATCAGTTATTAAAGCTTAAGCGTAAGCAGAAGCAGGAGCGTGAGCAACAGCAACAGATGCAAATGCAGGCGATGCAATCACAGCAGCAGTTACAATCTCAGGAGCTTGCAGCACAGACAGCTATGCAGAAGATACAGGCAGAGACACAGAGTAAGATGCAGATTAAGCAGGCAGAGATTGCCTTTGAGATTGAGAAGCTTAAGAATGAGGCAGACCTCAAGAAGCAGCTTATGCAGACTGAGTTTGATTTTAATATGCAACTTAGAGATATGAGTGAAAACGCACTTCAGACTAGAGAGACAGAAAGAGAAAAGGCAAAGTCAGACCGTATCAGTCAGCAGAATAGTGAGCAGTCTAAGCTTATCAACCAAAGAAAGAACAATCTACCTCCACAGACCTTTGAGTCTAACGAGGATAGCCTTGATGGATTTGATATGGCAGAGTTTGAACCTCGCTAAAAACGTTAAAAAAAATAACTAACTTTGTAAAAATATAATCTAATGGAAATAAAAGTAAAAGAAGTAAGTTCTCCCGATTCTAAATCTGTACAGGAGGTAGAGAAGGAGTTGTTAGAGAAGCACGAAGAATCGTTAAAGGATGGAGAGAGTGAAGCTAACGATACAGGAGTGGAAGAAAGCACTGAGAGTGCCGCCTCCACACCGGAACAAGAAGAAGTACAGCCGCAAGGCGAAGCACAAGAATCCTCAGAGCTAAATGAGGAAGACGTTCTTTCATATATTGGTAAAAGATATGGCAAGGAGATAAACTCATTCGATGAGCTTATG